TATATGATTTGCCACTATATTTCCTCTAACATTAAAACAGTAAACCCTGTTTTATCTTTTTGAACATTAATTATAGTATAGTTTTGTGCCGCTTTTAATATATTACCTTCAACGTCTGTAGTTGCGCTCGCATTTAATAAATCTCCATATACAACATTTGGAACATCAATGCTTCTGCAATAAGCTATAGGTTTAGTAGCTTCAACACCTATACCATCATCTTGTTGTATATATTCTCTATTTAAAATAATTTTAATAGTGCTTGATATACCATTTTTTATATAAGTAGCATTAATAGCATGGCCAAAATCAACATCAAAATATGCTAACATATCTTCTTCAGTTTCTAGCATATACTGTGACATTATTGTTCCTCTAAAACTACTTCGATAAGGCCAGTATTATCAGGCTCTACAGTTTTAATTATATATAATGTCTGAGGTACAAGTGTACTGCCATTGTTAGTAGTTATAGCATTTACTTGTATTTTGTCGCCATGATTTATATATGGTGCATCTGTGGCTTTAATAATTGCTCTTGGTTGATAACCATCTACTGGCACTGAGCCACTTGCAATACTAAAGTACTCTTGATCTATAATAATATTTATAGGGTAAGCATCTCCAGTGTCTATATCAAACCAAGTATCTATAAGGCCTGTTCTTGCATCCCATAAAGTTGTTTGGGTTTCAAAAAATGTAGCAGACACCCCATGAGCGTTAGGGTCAACATAAGAATTAAAATCTGCTGCACTTTCAATAGGCATTATTTTTTAGTTCTTTTTTTTGTAGGTTTTGTATCAGATTTTTCTAAACCAACGCTTCTATCTGCTTTTTTAGCTTTAGGCTTTTCAATATAAACCTCAGCTTTATTATATCCGCATAGCTCGCGGCCAACATGCTCGGTTAATTCAATAACATCACCTGCATTTACCTTTTGCCCATTGGCAACTGTGTTTTTTATTATTAAGTATTTCTTCATATTTAAGTTGGGGGTATTGCTACCCCCATTCCATTTAAGCATTGACTAATTAGTCGCTTGATTTACAGAAAGATACAGCATGTCTTACAGCCACATCAACAGTTTGTAGAGCAACAATTCTTACTCCGCCTGTAGTTGAAAGAGCATATGGATCAACAGTTATATCTAATCCGCCATACATACCAATTAATAAATCCGCAAAATTACCAAAGTAGTAATCACCAGCAGTTACTTGTCTTGATCTTACAACATCATAGCCATTAATGTTTCCATCAGGGCCTACAATCATTTGACCAAATCCACTTGCTTTATCTACAGTTTTTAGGTTACCCCAGTCTGAAGGTCTAGCAATATATTTTAATGAGCCTGTTAAAGCATTGTCATCAGCTACCGCTGATTCCATAGCTACAAGTTCTGCAAATGTTGGAACAGCAGCAGCAAATGTAGTAGTGTTAATACCTGAAGTATTAGCAATACCTGTAGGCTGACCGCTTGTACCTGAACCAGCTAAAGCACCTAAATCAATAGCAGTAGCTATTGAAGCACTTAAATCATTTCTAATTAAGCTTTCAATATCTAAAGATGATTGCTGAAGCATAAGCCTTGAAGCGTCTGTAAACGCACCAATTACTTTTGGAGACATAGTAACTGAACCTGAAGTAAATTCACTTTCAGTTGCAGGGTTATTTTCTGGTGAAATCCAATTAGCTGATGAAGCAGCTGATTTTTTAGGAATTACAACATTTCCTTCAAGCCCTCTTAGCATAGTTGCTCCTGCTTGCATTACTGATGAAGCATTTCTTAATACATCAATAAAATCCCCGCCTCTGTAATCTTCTGATATAAGAGTTGAATCATCCCCTGTATTAATTGCTCTTTTGCTCCAGTTGCCTAAAACTTCTGCAGGAAGCATAATACCCTGAGCTGTTTTACCATATTGTCTAGCAGCTTCGTCTGAACATTCAAATTCAAATTTAGCAGCTTCTTGAGCTTTTCTATCTGAAGGGTTTGCTAGTGCATTAATTGCTCTAACTAAAGAGAATTCTCTTACTTCTTCCTTGCTCATACCAATTTCAGCAGTATCTAAAGGTTTGTCATTGCAAATTTCATTTAGCAATGCTCCTCTAAATTCTTCTACTGAAACACCATTTCTAATAGCGTCATCAGCTAAGTCTCTTTTGTTATGCTTAACAGCTAAATCAATAATTTCTTTCGAATTTCTTTTGAATTCAGCTTTAGCTTCCTCAAGAGTCTGGCTTCTGACTTCGTCAAGATTAATATCTTGTCTTTTTTCTTCTGTCATAATAATACCTTTTTTTAAGTTAGCAGAACGACCAACTCCGACAAGTCTTGACTGGTCTGCTGGCACAGAAACACTGGATACCTCCATTGGAGTCCAGGCTGCGCGGTAGTAGTCTTCCTCACCGTCATTATCGCGTTCTAATTTATTTACTCTATACCCAACACTTATATTCATTCGAATACCGTCTTGAATATCCTGAAAAACTTCTTGAGCAAGAGCCGATCTTCCTAATCTTACTACTGCTATTGTCTTTTTAGCAGCCTCATCAAGTTTAAATTCTTCTATAACCCCAATCTGTTTAGTCATATCATGATCTAAAAGAAATGGAGCTCTACCTGAAGATATAAATTGCATGTCTATATCTTTTTGCTCATGGCTTAAAACTTCTAAGCCAAACGAGCGTTCAACTGGTTCTTCAGAGCTTACGCCAATTCGAACAAGTCTTTTTTCCTCATCAATGTAAGACGCTTTTGATAAATCAATTGTTCTATAATTTATAGCAAAATCAATATCGCGGTTATCTTCATCTTGATCTGAAGATGCTTCTAATTCAATAGCATCATCTTCTTCTTTTGCATCCTTATGCTTCTCAAACTCAACCACAACTGTGCTATCTGTTTCAGTCACATTAAGGATATGTCTATCTTCTTTTAACATAGATTCCTCCTTTAGGTTTGTTAATAAAGGATGTTTTTCTGACTTATTAAGGTCAAAACTTTTTTCATTTTTCATTTGATTAACTAATTTTCTTGACCAGCTATAACCTGCGTCCCCGCCCCATAAACCCCAAGCAATTCTTCCATTGCTAGGAAAGCCATCTTCACCAGGTCTAAATCCTTCTGCTTTTTTATCAACCTCATGCCTAGAAAAATAACTATACATTCTTTTAATTGTGCTATCGGACAAGTCAACGCCGTTAACAATTTGATTTGCTCGTGTAACACCAATACGTGTTCCACCTCTGCCAAATTCTTTACGCCAATCTAATGCTCTTTGAGCATCTTCTTTCATGCCTTTATTCGGTATCGTCATTATTTGGCCCACCTTTAATTTCAGGTTCAATTGGCATTTTAATTCCAAATGGCTGGAATGCTGTTTTAATTCCATACTGCTCAGCAAGTTTTTGTTCTCTTTCATGCTGCTCGTAAAGCTCTTCAACATCTCTTCCATAATTTGATTGAACATCTTGATATGTTACAAGACCGGCTTGCATACCGCTTATCGATGCATTCATTTCTTTTTGAGGGTCAACCCACTGGAACGACCTGCCAATAAAAATTGTATTATTTGCAAATTTTTCATATTTACCCATTGGCAATGGTCCGCTTGCTTCATCTCCCATTATAATGGCTCCGCTAGAGATGGCCATTTCAAGCCACTTTTCAAACACAGGTCGCATGAAGTGATCAACTACAAATCTTTGATATAGCTTATACATTTCTCTGTCTTCTAAAGCCCCTGCTCTTAAAGAACTATAATTTACAGAGCTTAAATCATTTGTTAATGCGTGATATGAAATATTTAACCCTGAAGCTATTCCTCTTAATACCTGGGTTGTAAACGGGCCAAACGCTGTCGCTGGATGATCGGGATCAAAACTTTTGAAATCCATACCTGCTGGTAACTGCTCAAAGCTACCTGCAGATGCTTCCATAATAGGAGTATATTCGTCTTCATAACCTTCGCCTATATAACCATCACCATCTGGGCTTGTGAAAAATCCCATTTTTGCAGCTGAAACACGAGCCGCTGTAATTTCAGCCTCCATATAACCGTTAAGCATTTTTATTTGAGGCATAGCAGAAGCAGTCATAGGAACTCCCCTGGTCTGCTCTGCTCGCGTCGGCATGTAAGCATGTATAATTTCCTCAGCCGGAACTCTTATGTGCTCTTTGGGCGACTGATACGTATTATCATACGGATGATTTTTAAATAAATAATATGCAACAGGCTTGTCAAACTTGTCTACTTCTACGCCCATTTTAATTTTGTTTTTAGTTTTTGAATTAACTCCGTTTTTTTGCTCATCTAAATGATCAGCCTCAAGGAACTGGATTTTGTATTTGTATTTGGTATCAGTTGGAGTAGCATGTCTTATTAATACTTCCCCATCACGCATTAAAGCTTCCACAAATAATTTTTGACAATCTAAAAATGATTGTCTACCGTTCAGCGTGCAATTCCCCATTTTTGCCCAATTTTTAAATTCTCGCTCAATGGTTTGATTTCCCAGTATGTCTAAATCACCTTTTGGATTTCGTGCTTTAACGCTTAGTCTTATACCATTTGCTCCGATAATATTACTTATCATTAAATTCAAATATCTTGTTACATAAGAATCATTACGAGCTAAATCTCTGCTTCTATCTCTTAATATTCTTAATTGATCTTTTATCTCAGAATCAGCGGAGGTATTGCTTGCTTGAAAATCTGCAAATAATCTACCTGTATTAGCACCTGCATATCTTCTAGTTGAAGATAATTTTTTTAATTTTTTTTTGTTTGTAAATCTGTTGTACCAGGCCATATTTAAAACCTTGCCTTAATTGAATTGCCTGAAGCTTTGTTATTTTTTAATCTTGCTTTTTTAATTTCCTTCAAATACTCTGCTTTATATCTATTTTTAAATGTTAACAATTCATCAATTGTTAACCTAGATAATGATCTCCCTGCAATTGACATAGAGCTCTGATCCATTGTTGCTCTGTTTTCAATAACAGCTTCAATCGCATCTAATACTTTTTTTGCATGGCTTCGCACAGAAGTGGTTGTAGTAGCATAATTATCTTGTATTTCTGTAAAACCTTCACTTATTTTAATTCTTGCCGAATCACTTGTTCTTGTAATATACGAAACCCAGTTATACTCACCTTTCGCATATGAAGATGTATCTGTAGTTTCAACAATATATTCATTATTAGATTCGCTAGCAATCAAAGTAAAATTTGAAGCCGTTGCTCCATCAATAATATTAAATTCATATGAAAGCGAATAATCTGCAATAGGATAATCACCTGAGAGGTCAGTTTTTTTCCATGCCCAAAAATCACCAAGCTGCAATTCATTTGGCTCGGTTGTTGGGTAATTTGTACTGTCGAATTTATTGGCCATAAATTTAAAATATATCTATACTTGATTATAACAGATATTTATAAGTAATTGTTATATTATATTGAATATTTATTATGGCTAAGTTTAATATAATTAATATTACTTTGTTCAAATAGCTTGTGTGTTGACTTGAAACTGTCAAGCCATTTTGTTTTTGGCAGCCCAGGGGAATACGCTACAACTTCTTTTATGCCAACCTGAATAATGCCTTTCGCGCATTCATGGCAAACTTCTAATCCATATACAAACAATGTTGACCCTTCTAATGATATGCCATTTAAAGTAGCATGATATATACAATTCATTTCAGCATGAATAATATATTTTTTTTTTAATTCTGTGTTTTCATATATGTCAAGCGAATCATCAAACTTTTTAGGAAATCCGTTATAGCCTTGCGATAATACTTGACCTTTTGAGCCTACAGCAACGGCACCAACTTTAACTGAAGGGTCTTTAGACCAACTGGCAAATTTTTTTGCTAATTCAATATATTTTAAATTCCATGAATCAGAATAATTAGACATTAACTTTTAATTTTTGTGCGGCGTTATGTTTATAACTTGATATTAAGAAATCATTGTTATAAATATTATCTATACCGGCTTGATAATTTAATTTAACTGTAGGTGGATTAAATATTTGTAATTCGTGTACAGTTCTTGCAAATTGCAAATGATTGTTATAGATATGCGCGTCGCCTAAATTAAATATTAGTTTATGAGGAGTTATATCTAGTTCATTAGATAAAACTAACATTAACAATGCATGAAATAAGATATCCGAAGGAAGTCCTACCATTACATCAGACGAGCGCATATTGACTAGTAAATTTAAATGATTACCGTGAATTAATAATTGAAATCCGTGAAAGCATGGTAATAAAGCCATTTTATTAGCATCAATTGGATTCCAAGCTGTTACATATAATCTTCTTGACTGCGGATTTTTTTTAGCTTCACTTATTACATTTTGTAGCTGATCTATTTTAAATCCTGAATAATTTCTCCATTGATAACCGTATATAGGGCCAAGATTTCCATTTGCTTCTGCCCATGAGTCCCAATAATTACAACCTAAACTTTTAAAGTCATTAACATTCGTATGCCCTCTTAAAAAAGCTAGCAGCTCACCAATAACGCCTTTATAAAATATTTTTCTATGCGTTAATAAAGGAAAGCCTACTTTAAGATTTAATTCTAAGTTAGCTCCAAATATACTTTTTGTACCAACGCCTGTTCTTTCTTTATCTCTATTAACGCCTTCGGTTAATACTTTGTTAACTAGATTGAAATATTGCTTTTCATTTTCCATTTTGTTTTTTTAAGTAAGCCCCGTAAAAACTAGCATAGTTTATTAAATCTAATACTGAATCATAGCTAGATTCAAAGTTAGGTTTCTTTTCGTCAAACGCTATTGATTCTAAACGCTTTACTTTTGTTTGAATCATTTGCAAATATGAGTGATGCCCATACGGAAAATATTCCTGCTTAGCTTCAGAATCTTTTGAATTGTAATCTTCGGCTTTTTGTTTTTGTAAAGCTGCTGCTTCGCTTAATACTGAATGCATGTGTTACTCCTTATTTAAAAAATCTAATTTACCTACATTATCAAAATGTTGAGGGGCTTGCCAGCCTTTAGGTTTTACAAGATCAGGCAATCCTAAAGGATTCGGCCTGCTATCTTTAACCCCTATTTCTTTTTGCATGTTTGCATAATGCACACGCTTCCATGCTGTTTTAATATCTACATCAAACGCATCAAGAGAGCCTAGCGCAATTACAATGATGTCTATAAAAGCATCAACAACTTCGTCGGGCTCTTCGCCGTTAATGGCTTCAAATAATTCTGTTAACTCTTCTTGAATAAACTTAGCTCTAAATTCAAGATAATGCAATTTTTCATTATCTGATGCTTTGCTAATAAACCGGTATATTTTGTAATACCGGTTTAATTTTTTAATATCTCCTATCATTAAGCAGCTTTTGTAAAGTCGCTAGCTGTTAATCTGCCAGTTAAATATTGAATTGCAATGTTTGCTTCTTTGCCATGAAAACCAGCGTCATTCATAAGTGTTTTTTGCATGCGGGTTATCATTATTGTTTCTTCGCCAGTGCCATAATCAAGAGTTTCCTCAAGATTCTTATCAAGCATTTTTAGTACTTGATATACTGGTTCAGCCACTGTTTCTAATCTTGCTAGTAATTCCTTTCTTTCTTCTTGATTCATTACTTCGCCTCCGCAGCTTTATCTATTAACCAAAATCCAGTTTCGGGCTCAAAGTCCATATCCATTAAAAATCTAACAATATGTCTTTCAGTAATTCCTTCAGCTTTCATGCTGTTGATTACTTTGTATAAATCTTGTAAGTCTTGAAATGTCATAATTAACTCCTATTTAAATTATGTTTTTTGTTTATAAAATAATTATACAAGGTTTATATATGTTTGTATACCTTTTTATATAATTATCTCCAATCATTTACCCAATTACGTCTATTATTAGTTTTAAATGCGTTATTTTTTACATTTTTTGTATGTTCCGCTTGTGTTGATTTATTTTTATTAATTAATTGTTCTAAGCGGTCATAATTAGGTTGAAGTATATATAAAGCAGCCAATCCATAAACAAATGTATCAAGTGCTTCATTACGCGTAGTTTTTTTAACCCATTCAAATTTTTTACCGCCTTTAAAATATTTAATAACTCTTTTTTCAGAAGTTAACTGGCGAAAGTATTCCTCGTCAACCGTTGCTGGAAAGTGTATTGTTTTTGTTTCAGATTTTAATCGAGTATAAATTGCTTCTTTAGCAGTATCAGAACCAACTGGATAAAGTATATGCCTTGACCGACCAATAAAAGATGGTCGCCCTGCTACTGGCTTATTACTTTGTGATTGGCCTTTAATTGCAAATACTTTTCGATGCACGCGCTTTGAAGTAAACGCATAAACTTGTTGAGTGTGATGCCCGCCAGAGTCAACACAAGCGCATGCAATCCTAAGGGGCTTATCATCCTCTCGCTTAAATATCGTTCCTAAATAAGTATCCAAATCTTTCCAAACAACATTACTTGAAGGGTCGCCAAAAAACACACGATAATCTAAAACCCAAGCTTCGTTGTTTTTACCCCATCCTATTGTTTGAGCTTCAAGCCTATCTCCCTGCACGTCAACACCGGCTGTAATCAATAAAACATTATTTGGAATATTTGAATAATCATATTCTTCGCGTTGATTCATTAATGAACTATGTTCAATACTTTCACCCGGGTCATCAAAAGTTTTACCAAGTGCAGTATTAACCCATGTCTTTAGCATTTCGGGTTGACTCTTAACTGCATAAAAATCAACAGCCATATCTTTCCATGTTCTCCAGGGTGAATATAATTCTGATATATGAAATCCTGCTGTTTTCTTTGTTTCCTGTGTTGCAACCCATTTACCTTTTGATAGCATCCACATTTTTTTAGTTTCAGGAATAATACATTCACAATGCTTACAAGTATATTCTGCTGTTTCCGGCTTTTTAGATTCCCAATGTATTTGCTCCCAGTCTAAAACCTGGTATTCGTTGCATTCAGGGCACGGGACATTGTAATATCGTTGGTCTGACTCTTCAAATGCAATTTCAATTCTTGATAAACCTTTAATCGTTGGGGTTGAGGTAATAAACACTTTTCGATTCCAAAACGTTGTAGTACGTTTTACAGCTAAGTTAATTGGATCGCCTTCTGCTCCGGCGCTAGGATCATAACGGTCTATTTCATCGCAAAGTAAAATTCTTATTGGCCGGGAAGCGAGACCTGCCGCTGAATTTGATCCAACAATATTTATATTTCCGCCTGGGAACTGTTTGGATAAAACTGTGTTAGAACTATCTTTACTTCTTGGGTCTTTAACTTTAGCTCTCAGCCTATCACAATCACGAATCATATTGGCAAGTCTGTCTTTACTCCATGCCTGTGCCATTTGTAATGTTGGCTGTAATACTAAACATGGGCTAGGGTCTTGATCAATATAATAAGCAACGATATTGTTTAATATTTCAGTTGCGCCTACCTGCGCGCTTTTCATAAAAACAATAGTATGAATTTTAGGATCATTAACAGCGTCCATAATACCTTTTTGATAGGGCGCTCGCGATGTTTTCCACATACCTGCTTCTGCTGAAGACTCAGGTGAAAGCGTTCTATACTGATCAGCCCATTCTGAAACAGTTAAATTAGGTGGAGGGGTCCATGTCTTTTTTGTCGATAAGAGTATTCTCTCTATATTCTCTTGGTATTGGGTCATTTGCTAATTCCTCTAATGCCTCATATATTGAATTCTTTATTATTTTTTCTACTTCATTAAAATCGTCGCTAGCTAAAACAAGATGACTTACTTTATTCGGTATTGTTAAAAGCTTACCACGGCAGTTAGCGGCGTAGCTTACCCATGTTGATTCTACTTGATCGGTTGGTATTAGCTTTCCTTCAATAACTGCAACATCTAATTGTGCTTTCTTAGCTTGTGCAGCAGTAAGCTTAGTTTTCTCCTCTGTAATATCTCCTGTCCCATCTTTTAATGTATACCTAGCCTTTTGTTGCAGCTCTTCTATATAAGATTGCCTGCAATGATCTAAATCAAGTGGATTTGGGCCTGGTTTAGGCTTAAATACGCCTTTTTCAACTAATTTGCCAACATTTTGGACCGACATAAACAAATGCTCGGCTACGTCTTTTCTACTTGCCATAATTTAAAATTAAACTCAATGTACGGAACGAGTGTCTAATAAAACCCCGTGAGCGAATAAC